AGCTTCAGCTTCTGCTTTCTCATCAACGCCGTAAGCAGTGGCAATGTAACCAAGTGCGATGTCGTGATTCTCTTCGTCTGTGACATTAGATCGCAAGATATCGCGCGATGCCTTTGGTACGTCAGTGGACAAAGCATCAGTTATAAAATCTCCCACAGGTAGTTCCATATGTCTCAAGGCAAGTGCACGGAAGATCGCTTCTTCTGCTCCGCTCTTGCATGTACCAGCACTCACTTGTACTGGTGTCCATTTGCGCTTTCGCGCCATTAATTTTTGGTAAGGGTTCATTCTTGACAATCACATTGAGGTTCATTTGCTGACTCATCAAATAGGTTGGCAAGATAATCATCAATATCCGACTCTTCTAGAGCAGCATATGCACTTGACTTATCTTGCACATCACCCATTACTTGGAGTGAGTAATAGAGAGAAGTCTGGGGCGATTCCAGCCACTCTTCAATAAACTGCTCATCCATGGTGACCATATCTGACCACCAGTTTTGTGAGTATCCGTGAAGAAGTCCAGTCCTATCCAACATTATCATTATGTTGTCGGATACAAGCTTGAATGCCTCCCATCCGACTGCAGAGGCAATTTCCACGTCACCATATTCATAAGTCTCGACACCGAATGTGCCTGAGTCTCTGTCAACAGTGCGAGATATAGGTGGTGCAATTTCTGGGGTTGATGTAAAACCATCAAGATCCTTTGAGCGGTAGCTGCAAGACGCTGTGGGAGCGATTGCAAACGCTCTGACCATATTGTGTGCACGGGCAACTTGGGCGGCACCCTTGATGCCTTCACCAAGCTTGGTTGCCAGCACAAAAGCAGGTGATGCTTTCAGCTCTCCGTTGTTGTATTGCTCAAGGGCAACTCCGAATTGCTTGTAGGTGATTCCATATCGTCGGAGTAAGTTGGCAAGTCCCAACATTCCGAGTCCAACTTGTCTGTCAGTTTCAGGGGGCTGGTATTCTCCGCTATCTCCGACGCCAGTACGAGCGTGGAGGCCACACAATCCCTGCATACCCTGAATGAAAGCGTTATAGATTGTGTCGAATTCACACGCAGACAGGTTGATATGTTGCAACAAGCACGTTCCGCGTGATCGCAGGTATACTTCAAGGCATACGTTGCCATAAATACGTTCTCCTTCGTTGTCATATTTGACTTTGTTGAGCCACACATCACCACGCTTCATTGCATTCAGAAGCTTGGTACGTGTGATTACATCCATCTCATCCCACCACTCAGGTGTAATGTCTACACAACGTTTAACCCAAGGAAGTTGATCACGTGGTGTGTTAATAAATTCTTCAATGTCAGCACAATTAGCGTCAAGATGAAGCACTATCGCGCCATTCTTATAACGCCCACCCCGTCGAAGAATCTCATTCATAGTTGAATATATCTTCCCAAATGACACAGGCCCAGAGGCAACAAGCCCTTCGCCATTATCGTGTCCTTTGGGTCGTAGTTTTGAGAGGTGGATGGCAACCCCTGCTCCGTTTCTGAGGGCATGACTGGCGAAGCGCCAGCTGGCCTCAATCCCTTCTGGTCCCTCCATTGAGTCTTCAACAACAAAAACTGTGCACGACACAGGGAGACGGCCATCGGGATCATCGATCCAAGATTGGACACGTCCAGTTCTAGAAATGGTATTAGGCATTAACGAGATCGCGTAGATTAGGTGGTTGATAATTAGGCCCTTTCATGACCTTGCCGTCTGAACGGCGAATAGGTTTACCGTCCAAACCAAGCTTGGACAGGTTTGATTCATGGACACGATCAAGTGCTTCCTCAAGATCCCATTCCATATTTTCAGCGTATTGAAAGCAGACATAAACTAAATCTGCTAGCTCTTTAAGTTCTTGCTCAAAGCCTTCACGCAATGAATGTCGAAACTCAAGATATTCTTCAGCGATCAAATCCCGTTGCATAGTCCGGTTCGCCATCGAGTTCTGAATTCCATACGCTGTACGAAACTCGATCGCTTGATCGCTCAGACTCTTCTCTCTGCAGTGTTGTGTAGTGGAGTTCATTTTCAAGGTAGTGGATAGCCTTTTTAAGGTCTTCAATCTCTGTGTGAGTACTTTTGAAACCGGCTCTGCAAATATATTTAATAGCATTGCCTCTAAAATAATTAAGACCTTGGTCACGTATGAAGTCCCAGACTTCTATAGTTCCTCGGGTGTAATGTCTGGGTGAATCGGCCATTGTTTGACTAAGTTGCTTACGGTATTTGATAAAATAAAGTTCTGCCTTTGTAAGGCAACAAAGACAGTGATGATGTCATCTTTACTAGCCACGGCTAGATAGTCATCAATCTTTCTCATCTTGAACTGCTGCTCCATCGTTAATTCGATAACCGGAGGAGGGGGTCCAAGGAATGACGGCTCTGTTGATTGGGTCATAGTCTTCACAGGTAAGGATTCGTGCAAGACGTGCGTTCATCAATGCAGTATCTTCATCGAGATCTTTACTTGCAAAGGTTTTAACAACTGTTTCCCAGCTGTACCCATCCCCTTCAAACAAAGCCACTGCACGTTTCACACCAATGCCAGGTACACCGCTGTAACCATCTGTCTGGTCACCGGCTAGTGTCTGAATCAAATGCCATTTGGCACCTTCTTCTGGTGTGACGTGAATCGTCTCGTCTAGGTTGTAGACACGACCAGGAATCTGGCGCATGTCTTTATCTGGACTGACAATAATGTTACCTGGGTTAGCTGTTGCGTAGATGCCCATAGCATCATCAGCTTCCAGCTCATACATCCTGATAACTTCGTATTCTTTTTTTAGTTCTTCAATAACTCGGCGGTAACCACACGGCTTCTTACGATTTCGATGGCCTTTGTATGCCGGGTAAATTTTTTTCCTGAAATTCTTAGAGTCACTAAAGAACAGGATGAGTTCGGGTGTGTCCCAAATAAACTCTTGTTTGATTCTATGTAGTTCTTTTAGAACATTTTTGTAGGCTTCGCTAAATTTGCTGGTGACAAGGATGACATCATCACCCCAATCTATTTCTGTTTCAGCGGCAGCACAGGACTTATAAACAATAAAGTCCGCGTCTACCAATAGTTTCATTTACTAAAATACCACGACAGGAAATCACGCATACGCTCCCGACGACGAGTGTACATATATGGATAAAACAACATGACAAGCTCAAAGATGTAATCCTTTTTGTTAACCCTCCAACGAGAGAAAGGTTTATGATGGGCTGGAGATCCTGGACATTTTTGAGGTCCATAGTAATGTCCAATATTATTGACGGCATCATAAAAATCACACACAACATCGTCATCTGTCATGTCAACTTTCATATTCCATGAGTTGTTACTAGAGTCATAAGTAATACAACCTTCACCTTCAAATATACCTGCCGCCCATTCAATGGACTTCGGACCAGTTGTTACCAATCTTGGCTTCCGCTTCGATTGGAACTCTAAGTTTGTAGTGTTCTCCAGCAGCGATTGCTGCGTATACCAAGGATGTTGATAAGTCTTTTGCGTCTTCTGTGGCGCATTCAAATTGCAGTTCGTCATGTATAAATGCAAGCTGCGAACAACACAGCTTTGTTTGTTTAATAGTTTCCTGGTTGATCACCATCCATCGTTTTGCGACGACTCCGGCTCCAGATTGTAGTAAATAGTTAAGTGATTTGTGTGGGGAGTCAAGCAGAATTTTCCGTCTATCAAGTGAATAGACGAAACCTTGTTGACCTCTTTTCTTGACGGCTTCAAGTAAATCTGCAAGTCCGTCAATAGCAGCAACAAACGCTGTACGAATCTCCTTACCTTTCTTTTTAGCCTTCGCATCACTCATTTGAGCATCGAAGGAATATCCAATTTTGGCGTCACCTGCTCCATAGAGGAAGGCGTAAGTGATTGTTTTAACTTGGCGCCTGCTGATTCCAATTCTGTCTGCATTGACTTGATGGATGTCTCCGTTGAGTAGTAATTCCGCATAGCGTCCCGCATCGTATTTAGCGAGGTAGTGAGCGAGCATCCGTAGCTCGATGCCGCTAAGATCGGCACCCACCATAACTTGACCAGGCGTTGCCTGAAAGAGTTGTCTGTATTCATGATCAGAAGGTACTTGGGCTAAGTTTGGTTTACGATGTGCACATCTGTGGGTGTAAGTTGAAACTGAACAATGGTGATGTATACGATTAGATGTCGTACTCAGCTTCAGCCAAGCGTTCACGCCGTTCGACAACATCCCAAGCATTTTCGTTACCGTCAAACATCTCGCAAACATCATAGAAATCTCTGACCCAATCTCGGTCAGAATAACTTCGTCTACGACTGGCTTCCCAGTACGTTGTGCAAATTGGGTTGGCGTCCAGCCATAGAACGTTGTTAATATCCATGCGATGTGATCTCTTGATGAGGGACTCAGTTCTTTTAGTCGAGTGAAGGTTGCTCCTTCGATGTAGCCGCTAGTCTTGTTATTTCGCTTTGGAGTGAATTCAGTTCCTCCGACGTAAGGGTGTCTTTCGCGAAGTACCTTTTCAAGATCTTGAAGTTCCTGTTGGAGAGACGATGTAAGTTGCCATGCAGCCCGTTCATCGAAATACCAACCGTGTCGTTCTTGTTCACTTAAAATTTTTGCTACGGTGTGCTCTAACGCAACCCACTCAGGTAGTGGTGGAAGTGGTCGCATAGTTTTGTTGTTACTTTTACGTCTTGTTTGCAGTAGTCCTGCATGTCTTGTGACCAGTTTTGCCAGTCTGTAGTTTTGCCAAACTCGCCTTTGTATTCACCTAGTCGGTGGCCGTAGGATTCAAGTGAGTGACGGCCATACAGCTGTATAGGCATGTGATGAACGTTGCGAACTTGATCTCTTTTAAGCATGTCTGTGTGATACAAACGTGATAACAAAAGAGTGTCTACAACTAAGGCTGAGCAATTGAACCACGGGTAGATTTTCTCAATTACTGGTATGTCATAACCAATAACGTTGTGCCCAGCGATTATCTCAGCACCTTCCAATACTTGAACACCGCGGACAATTGGTTCTTCGCTACCTTGATCGTTATACGTGTACGTCTGATCAGTTTCTGAGTCGTAGATGACCAGACAATGGATACAGGTAACATCATTTAGAAGACCGTCGGTCTCCAGATCGAACACCAGCATTTTTCCAAATGTAAGTTTTGTCTATAAATTGTGCCCGCTTTACCATCTCAGGAGTTGGCGGATTAGGACGATTAAAAGTCTTCTTCGGCGTTGAAGGATTTAGTTTCATTGAATTTACAGGTATCTTTGTTGTATGTCAGTGAACAGGCGATGCCAGTTTCCCCTGAATAGCGGTTCTTGATAATTCGCACAGTCGTATCAGCGTGTTGAGATCCACTCTGCTGATCTCGTTCGAGTCCGATAACTGCGTCAGAA